GAGCGGTAATGCTTGGGTGAGCGGTAATGCCAAGGTGTACGGTGATGCCAAGGTGAGCGGTAATGCCAAGGTGAGCGGTAATGCTTGGGTGAGCGGTAATGCTTGGGTGAGCGGTAATGCCAAGGTGTACGGTGATGCCAAGGTGTACGGTGATGCCAAGGTGAAAGGTAATGCTGATTATTTAGTTATTGGACCGATCGGGTCTCGGAATGATATAACAACCTTTTTTAAAACGGCTAATAACGATATTAAAGTTTCTTGTGGTTGCTTTACTGGCACTATTGAGGAATTTCTAGAAAAAATTAACGAAACACATGGAAATAACAATTACGCAAAAGAATATAAAACAGCTGTAGAAATAGCAAAAATACATATTTTTGGTGGTGAGTAAAAATGAAGCTAGAACAAGCGAGCGATATAGCAAGATTACAAGATGCAAATATATACGCTTTAAAAAATACCGCTAGTCAAAGCGATATGAAAAGATTTATGGAACTTAGAAACGCTAATGAGAAATTAGCTGAACTACAAGCGATGTATTACGATCTAGAACAGTATAAAGAAACCGTAGACGATGTAATAACTTGCATGACAAGTATTTCTAAAGATTTATTAAATATCGGCTATGGAAACAACAAAGCAACAAATTTGAAAGAAGTATTTAACTCTCTGTTGGATGATATCCAAGAGGGCATAGAAGATTATCAAAACATCATTAAAGAACTGGAGGGGTAAAAATGGAATTTAGAGAATTAAAAGCTGATGAAATTGATGTGCGAGTTCAAAGAGTGGGACAAAATAATAATGGCTATTATGCAATATTCTTGTTATATAAAGATGCTCGATGCGATATGACTATCCTTGATGAAACGGTTGGTTGTTTAAAATGGAAAAGAGAGCATGAAGTCGTTAACAACAATTTATTTTGTACTGTGTCTATTTTTGATGATGCCAGCGGTCAATGGGTCAGTAAGCAAGATGTTGGGGTAGAAAGTAACACCGAAAAAGAAAAGGGGCAAGCAAGTGATGCATTTAAGAGAGCTTGTGTTAACTGGGGAATTGGTAGAGAGTTGTACACTGCACCGTTTATTTTCGTTAACCTTAGAAACGATGAAGTTAAAGAAGCATCGCAAGGTAGAAAACCATCAACTTATTTAAAGCTTTCAGTTTCAAAAATCGAGTATGAAAATAAAAAAATTGTTGAGTTGGAATTAATTGATGAAAATGGAAATGTTAGGTTTTTAATGAGTAAAAAGACAATCCAAGAAACTAAATCGCAAGAAATAAAGCCACAATTAGATATAACAAATGTAATGAAGATCAATGCTAGTCTAGTATGCGAAATGGATACATTAGGAATCGATTTTAGAGGGAAGCTAAGTAATTTGGTATTTAAATATTCGGGTTTGCGAACTCAAGACACAACCGAGTTAGCTTTAGAAGATATAGACAAGTTAAATAGTACATATGCAAGTTTAATAAAAAAATTTAAGGAACAACAAGGAGCTAATCAAAATGGAATTAACTAGAGAGCAATTAGAATTACAAATACATACTGTTAACTCGTTGATTATCAATAGCGATAATCAACTTGAATTAGCAAATGAGTTAGCTAAATACTCAAACACACAAATCAAGGAAATCAAAGCAAAATATAAACCACAAAAACAAGATTTAGATAAACAAAAAAAAGAAATTTTGGAAAAAGAAAAAGATGCATTAAAGCCGTATGAAAATGCTAAAACAGTTATTAAAAGTGCTATTGGCGACTACATGAAGAAAAGTGAACTTGAAAGAATTGAACAAGAAAAAAGAATCAAAGAGGAAGAAGAAAAATACGGTATTTCATTGGAAGTGGTTAAGGAAGTGCCAAAATTAAAAGGTACTCATATTAGAAAAACATGGAAAGCAAGAATTGTTGACGATGATAAAGTCCCCGTTAAAATTGGTACAACAATGATTAGAGAAATCAATGTGTCGGTATTGAATGATATTGCAAAAGTGTATCAAGGAAATTTTGAAATACCCGGAGTGGAATTTTATCAAGAAGAGGCGGTGGCGATCAGATGATAAACAGAAGTGTTTTAGTTGGTAGGTTGACACGTGACCCCGAATTAAGAAGAACACAACAAGGTGATGCGGTTACATCATTTACTTTAGCGGTAAATCGTAATTTTACAAGCAGAGATGGTCAACAACAAGCGGATTTTATTAATTGTGTCGTGTGGCGTAAACCTGCCGAAAATGTAAACCAATACTGTTCTAAAGGAAGTTTGGTAGGCGTGGAGGGTAGAATCCAAACACGCAGTTACGACAATTCACAAGGGCAAAAGGTAAATGTAGTTGAAGTTATTTGCGATAGTGTGCAGTTTTTGGAAACTAAACCAAAGGAAGAACCAAAGAACGAGTATGATGTTAAAGACCCAAGGTTTGATGATTTAAAGCAAAACCAATATGACATTATGGAAGACGATTTGCAGTTCTGATGATTAAACTTTTAGGAAAATATTTACATAGAGTAATCAATTACGAAACGGGAGATTTAGAGATTACTTTTACAATAAGTGATTACAACTCTAAAGCTAACACCGATGAATTAGAAAAAGAGTTGTATTCACTTGAAATAAAAAAACCTAGGTCTAAAAGGTCATTAAATCAAAATGCGTATTTGTGGTCTCTTATTCATGAACTAGCTTTGAAAATGGACGAGGACGACATGGACGTGTATATAAAACTGCTTAATGAAACTAAAGCAAAATATGAAGTTTTAAAAGTATTGGCGATAGCTGAAAATGATCTTAAAAAATGTTTTAGAGTTGTAAAGCTTATTAAGTACGACACTAACAAAGATTATGCATATTTTCAATGTTATTACGGCTCATCTACATTTACAACCGAAGAAATGAATAAATTAATTGATACTGCGATAAGCTGGTGTAATGAGTTAAATATACCAACGTTAGATGGTGGTATATATGGCTGAATTTATTATCTATGGGCGTTTAGATGGACTTAACGAATATACAAGCGCCAATCGGTCTAACCGTTACAAAGGCAGTCAGATGAAGCTTAAAAACGAATCTATCGTAATAGAAGCTATAAAGAGATATCAGCTACAGAAAATAAAAAAATATCCTATCAAACTAAGGATTACATGGTATGAAAAAAATAAACGTCGTGATGTAGATAACATAACTTTCGCAACAAAATTTATTCAAGACGCATTAGTTAAACAAGGGATAATCATTGACGATAGCCAAAAGTATATAAATCAATTACGGCATGATGTAAAAGTTGATAAAGAATACCCGAGAATAGAGGTGCAACTGATTGAAAACAATAATACAAGATAAAAAAGTATGTTACTTATGCGGTACAACTTTAAATTTAGAAGATCACCATTGTTTGAATGGGAGTGATAGGAAGAAATGTGAAGAAGATGGGCTAAAAGTATGGCTATGTGCTAATTGCCATCGCATAGCGCCTTATTCTGCTCATAGGAGTATAGAAACTAGGATAAGACTAAAACGTGTAGCACAAGCTAAATATTTAGAAACTCACACTCAGGTCGAGTGGTTTAGACGATATTATAAGAATTATTTATAGAGTATTATAAGAATTTAAAATTAAGAGGACATAGAAAAATGAAAGTTAAAACATTAAAAACAAAACCAAAGTATTTTGAAATGCAGTTGAAAGGCATAAAAGATTTTGAAATTAGGAAAAATGATCGTTATTTTCAAGTTGGCGATATTTTATGCCTACAAGAATTTGACCGCGATTATACCACGAGATTTTTCCATGTAGAGGTAACTTGTGTAATTTATGATAGCGAGTATTGCAAAGATGGCTACGTAGTTTTAGGAACACGAAAAAGGTTAGATTTAGATGCTAACTTGCTAAGATAGAAAACGAATATAGTAAAAGAGGTATTTAGAAATGTTAAAGATAGAGAAGATTAAAGAAAAGATTAAAAATTTTGATAATAGTGATAGTCTTTGTTGTTACTTAGCACAAATGGTAACTAATAAAGGTGATAAAAATAATTGCAGTAGAAAAAATACAACTTCTTGCAGACAATGCTTAAAGCTGTCACTTATGGACTTATTAGAAGAATATAAAAAACCAGTTAAATTAACAAAATTTGAATATGAATATTTAAAAGTTGCTAAAAAAGAGGGATTTAATTTTATTGCAAGAGATAAAAGTAACAGATTGTATGGATTTGAAAAGCAACCTACAAAGGGTAATGCAACGTGGGGTAGTCGTGGTGATTATGTAGGCATGTTCAAGTCAACATTTAGTTTTGTTAAATGGGAAGATGAAGATCCTTACAACATCGATGAAATATTAAGTAATTGTGAGGTAATGGAAGATGAATAGAAAAGAATATGAAGAAAGAATAGCAAAGATAGAAAAAGAATTAGATGAATTAAAGGAAGTGGAAATTGAAGATGATGAGTTTCCAAAACATAATGAAAATTATTGGTTTGTTGATTCATATGGGGATATTGTTGGTACTCAATGGTGTGGTAGTGGAGTAGATAGTTACCGTAAAACCTTTTTAAGAATTTTTAGAACTGGCGAAGAATGCGAGCGATATTTAGAAATTCAAAAAGCATTTAAAGAGGAATCTAAAAAATTTGAGCCAAATTGGAAAGATGGCAATCAAGATAAATATTATCTTTATTACGACCATAGCGACAATTGTGTTGAGGTTGATTTGTATGTGGCGTGTCAAGAAACAATTTTATATTTTGAAAGCAAAGAAGTATTAGAAGAATTAATATCACGTTTTGGAGAAGAAGATATTAAAAAATATTATTTTGGAATAGAGGAATAAAAGATGACAAATAAGAAAGTTAATCCAGCGGACATATTAATTAGTCCGCTTGGAATGGAAAATTTATTAGTTATTAATCAATCTAATAATGAAGTAATTAAAAATAATGAATTACTTTTTGATAAACCGTATTTTTCTTTAGAAGAGGTGTTAGACGGTTTAAATAAAGACGGACATTATTTAATTATTGTCGAGGGTCCGTTACATGGTGAAATTTATCGATATAACAATTATGGTGGACAAGAAGTGTATTTGATTGGAAAAACGTGCGGGTACGCATGAAAGGAGAGAAAACAATGACAGTAATAGTTGAAACAACTTCTTTAGCAGAAGAAATAGTTTTTAGAGATATTATAAGAATTGAAGATAAGGAAGAATGGATTGTTTTAAATGATAAAAATGGTCGGTGTTTACCAATGCCAAAACAAGGCATTGAAAACATAAAAGTATTAGATATTTTAACAAAAATAATCGACGACGATGAGGTAGAAGTATGAGTAAATATCAAGAAGCATTTAAAAGATTAATCAATGATGATTATGTTGATAAAAGTGGCAATCAAAATGAATTAGATATTAAATTAATTCAAGAATTAGTTGATAAAGCAACATGGATTCCAATAGAAGAAAGAGTGCCAAAAAAAAGCGGAACATACTTAGTTACATATCACCCATGTTATTGGGGACAAGTAAACAAAGATGTAGTAGTTGGAATTGATACGTTTAGAGGTAAAACATCATGGGCTAAAAACAAGTATCAAAATGTTATTGCATGGATGCCTTTGCCAAAACCGTATTTAGGGAGTGATAAAGATGAGTAATTCAAAATATCAGGAAGCATTAGATAGATTATTAAATGATGAATACGATTTTCCACATGATTTTTATGGAGAAGATAAAGCTACTGCAATGGAACATGATATAGATACTTTGCAAGAATTAGTTGATAAAGCAACGCCTAAAAAGCCTGTACGTGTTTGTTGCGAACCAGAAGAAGAATGGGATAATGAAGAAGAAATTTATAATTGTCCTAATTGTGGAGAACCTTTGCCTTATAATTTTGATTATGACTATCCAATTAAAAATAAATGTTGCTTAGAGTGTCAACAAGTTTTGGATTGGGGTGAAAGATGATGGGTGCTAAAGAAATGTTTGAGGAATTAGGATATACATATTATAAAAGTAACAATATGATTCTTTATGAAATAAGTGAAATAAACTACTTTATTTTTAGCCCGGATAAAGAAATTACGGTAGGTGATTATGGCATAGACGTAGCTACATTGAAAGCAATTAATCAACAATGTAAAGAACTGGGGTGGATTTGATTCCTATGGATGAAATTGAATTCTATTTAAAGGATTTAGAAAGTCGTTTTAAATATTTAAATAGAAAAAAATATTATTTATCTTATAGCGGTGGTAAAGATAGCCATTTTCTTTACTGGTTTATTAAGGAATATTTACACGATACGGAAATTGAAATTGTCGGCGTTAATACTCGGATGGAACACCCTGAAATCTTGAAACGCATACAACAAAATTGCGATGTTGTATTATTGCCAAAAATGAAACCTTTTGAAATCAAAGATAAATATGGTTCACCATGCTTTAGCAAATGGCAAGATGAAATGATTGAACGTTATCAAAAAGGTAGTAGAACAACTAACACACTAGAGGCTATAACTGGTGAAAATAGAACGGTTTACAAAATAAGTAAAAAAGCTAAAGAATATGTGCTTGGTGGTAATGCTCATAAGATAAGTAACAAATGTTGTAAAGTCATTAAGAAGGATACTTTGAAAGATTACGAAAAGATTTCTAAAAAGAAAGCTATATTAGGTGTAAGAGGTAGTGAAAGCGCGATTAGAAAGCAACAATATAAAAATTGTTTTACTAAAGATAAGAAATTTACACCACTATATGATCTTGACGACGAATTGTTAGAAGCTATTATTAAACAGTATGACATTGAAGTACCAAATGTTTATAAATTTGTCAAAAGAACTGGGTGTATGGGGTGCCCGTATGGAAGTTATAAAGGATATACAAAAAAAGAATTAGATTTATTAAACGATAATCAAAGAAAGTATGTTATTAAATTATTTAAAGAAAGCTATGACGTATTAGGAATTGATTATAAAAATAAACAGTTAAAATTAGATTATGAGGTGAAAGAAAATGCTTAGTAATGAAGGATGTGAAAAGGCATTAGCAAGAATTGTTAACGATGATTATTATTTTGAAAATGATCCATATGGAGAAGATAAAGCAAGCGCATTTGACAAAGATGTCGATATGATAGAACAACTAATCGAAGAACATTTTAAACCAAAAGAATTAAGTGATTCAAATGATGAACTAAGAAGACAATTATATTTTATTGAACCATATAAGTTCGAAGATTTAAAGCCTAATATGTGGGTTTGGGATATTGAGACTAATTTTATTTATCAAATATTTGACACACATGAAGAAGATATGTCAATTGAAGTGGTAATTAATGATAGAGACATTCAACATTTAAAAGTTGTAACGTTGTGTAAATTCGAAGAAAACCGCTTCTTTCCAGTGCAATGCGATAATCCAGAGAGCTAAAAAATGAGTAAGTTATATGCAATATACGATGAAAACGACTTTCCCGTATGTGTTGGAAGTTCTAAGGAATGTGCTGCATACATGGGAAAGAAATCATCGAAAACATTTATACAACATTGTACCAAGGTACGAGCAGGAATAATTAAACCTAAACTTAGAGGATATGTAATAGGAGAAGATCCACAAGGAAAGAGGTCGAAAAATGATAATAACGGATAAATTAAAAAATAATATAGAGATTGTAAATACTTATGTAGATAAATACGGTTGTGTGCCTAGAGACGGTACATTTTACAGTGAGGGAGGTGACTTAGATTACATATGCGGTTTATTTAAAAGTTATGAAAACTTTATAAAAGAACTTGGCTTCGAAGATTATGGATATAGAAAACTTAAAAAATACGGGGTCCACGATATAAGAAGAGGAAAATTAATTTATATTGGTTTCCTACGAGATATTAAAGAAGAGTTTTTTGAAGATAAATATACTTTAGAACATATAAAAAAGGTAACATACTCAAATAAACTCCTTGAAAATAGATATTTAATAAGAAAGGACATAGCATAATGAAAGAAAGCAAGTATTATCTACAAAATTGGAAGAAATGGAAACGCACTGTTCAGCTTTTGGAAGAAACTAGAGACGAACTAATGGACATGAAACGTGCTATTCCTATTGGAAGTGATAATATGCCAGGTGGTAACCACAGTAGCGTTATTGCCAAAATGCAAAAGATAATAGACCAATGCGATCAATACGATGTTCTTATAAGCAATTATAATTTTCTTATTAATTCGCTGGAACGTGCGATAACTGTTTTAAACGAAGAAGAAAAAGAAGTGTGCATTATATTTTCTAATAACCCAGATAATTCAGATGTAAGGGAAGCTTTAGCATCTAAATGCGGGTATTCAAGATCGGTATTTTATCGAAATCTCGATGATGTATATGTTAAGCTAGACAGGCTGTTATGTTTAAGTCCAATAATGACGGTTGATGATTATGATAAAGAAATCTATTAATAACAAACTGGGACTAAACTGGGACTAAAATAGGCTATTTATGTGTTATTATTGTATTGTGGGAAATTGGTTAATCCACACGGCGACATGTTTTTTAGTTATATTTCTAAACTCCTTTCATTTTTATAAAGCGGTCAAATGACTGCTTTTTTGTTATCTAAGACGATATTATCACTCTCCCTATAGTATCGTCTTAAATAATATAAGGGGGGGCGGGAAAATGGACGATGATGAAGAATTAGACAACATAATAGATATATATTGGAGGTGCTTGAAGAATGGCAAAACACTTAACAGATGCGAAGAAAAAGAAAATAATAGCCGATTATGTAGGGTGCGGAAACTATTCGGAAGTAGCAAGAAAAAACAAGGTATCTAAAGATACTGTTAGGAGATTATGCAATCGCACGGATATTCTTCAAAAAGCGCAAGAGAAAAAAGAGCAAAACACCAAAGATATGCTTGAATACCTAGATAATAAAAAACAAGATGCAATGGAATTCATTGACATGGCGTTAGCATCGATGATGGAACCAGAAAAACTAAAAAAATCAAGTGTGCAGGCATTAGCAACATCAATCGGGATTATAATAGATAAATTCACACCAACAGTACAAACAGATCAATCGTTAGAGAAATTAGACAAGGTATTGGAAAAAATAGGCGGTGTAATTTAATGGCATTTACACGAAAACAGCGTGAGTTTTTAGATAACGCTAATCATCGTTGGAATATAAAGCAAGGAGCGACACGTAGCGGTAAAACCTACTTAGATTACTTTGTTATTCCAAAACGAATAAGGCAAGTTGCTGGAAAAGATGGATTGGTTGTTATTTTAGGAAATACAAAGGGCACACTCCAAAGGAACGTAATAGAGCCTTTGCAAAATATATATGGAGAACAGTTAGTTGGTAATATTAGAAGCGATAATACCGCGAATATGTTCGGGGAGAAAGTATATTGCTTAGGAGCGGATAAGATTAACCAAGTAAACAGGATAAGAGGGGCAAGTATTAAATACTGCTATGGTGACGAGGTTGCGACATGGCACGAAGAAGTATTCACAATGCTTAAATCGCGTTTAGATAAGCCATATAGCAAGTTCGACGGAACTTTAAACCCCGAAAGTCCACACCACTGGCTTAAAAAGTTTTTAGAAAGTGATGCAGATATATACTGTCAATCTTACACAATAGACGATAACCCGACACTTGACCCATCGTTTGTGGCTAATCTAAAGCAGGAATATGCTGGAACGGTATACTATGATCGTTATATCTTGGGATTATGGAAATCGGCTGAGGGTGTAATATATACGCAAATAGCAGATAGACCACAAGATTATGTTATCGATGAAGCACCGCCTATTATGTTTGCTACTATTGGAGTAGATTTTGGCGGTAACGGTTCAGCAACCACATTTAATTTAACGGGATATACTTCGGGAATGAACGAGGTAATAACTTTGAAAGAGTACTACCGTAAAGGCATTATGACGCCTAAAGAATTAGAAGAAGATTTTGTGACGTTTGTAAAAGAGTGCAAACGATTTTTTATTGTAACAGACGCTTACTGTGATAGTGCTGAGCAAACTCTTATAAGAGGGTTGAAAGTCGCAGTAGCAAAAGAGGGAATAGGGCTAAGCATACATAATGCAAGGAAAGGTGAAATAAACAACCGCATACGCTTTTTTTGTCGTTTACATGGCATAGGTAAACATAAAATTATGCGCGAATGTAAATACACCTTAGAAGCATTTCAAACTGCTGTATGGGATGCTAAATACGTTACAAAGGATGTTAGGCTGGATGATGGAACATATAACATAGATAGTTTGGATGCGCAAGAATATGCGGTAGAGCCGTATATGAACCAAATTATCGATATATGGTAGGAGGCGTGCAGATGTTTAAAAAGATAAAAAAGAAAGTAAAAGAGGTGGCTACGAAATTTATGGCAGACAGTGGAATGAGAGAACCTATTAAAGATATATTTGAATTGGGCGGTGTTCCTGCGTTTAACCAGTTTTATTATTTTGGTATCTTTCCATGGAAGTATATTTATAAAGGCTTTTATAAACCGTGGCATCGAGTGTTGTCACCTACGTTAAAAGACCCTATACGAAAAAGAAATATAGAAACAATGGGAATTGCTAAAGCAGTGTGTGCGGAACTGGCTGGATTAATATGGAGCGAGCAATGCGAAGTACATGTTTCTTCGGGAAAAGAACTCGGAGAAAATGAAACAGATCCTATAGACGATTATATCCAAAAAGTTTTAAAAGATAATGCCTTTTTTACAAAGATGCAGGAACATATCGAGCAGTCTTTGGCACTTGGGGGCGGAGCACTAAAAGTTTGGGCGGAAGCAGATCATTTAGACGGTAAACCAGTACTAGGAAGTGAGCATATTGAAATTGGCTATGCTATGGCAGATCAGTTCGTGCCAACTGCATGGACAAACGCCAAAGTTACAGAGGGAGTATTTATAAGCCGAGAAGCAAAGAACGGGTATTATTACACGCGGTTAGAGTGGCATAAATGGAATGGAACTACATATGTAGTTGAAAATGAATTATTTAGAAGTGAGATTAAAAATATTAAAAATGCTAGCGGTGAAGTTGAACCGCAGGATATTTTAGGTTTTAGATATCCACTGCAAACAATATATCCATTTTTGAATGAATCAACTTCGATTGAACATGTAGAGGATAGTCTATTTTACTATTACAGAACAGCTATTGCGAACAACATTGACGATAACAGCCCATTAGGAGTAAGTATTTATGCTAATGCATTAGCAACATTACACGCGTTAGACATTTGTTATGACAGTTTCGTACGCGAGTTTGTGTTAGGAAAGAAGAGAATAATTGTCCCAGCGAGTGCTGTTAGAATGGTGGTTGACCCTGAAACTGGCGAAAGAAAAAGATACTTTGATGCAAACGATGAAGTGTATGAAGCATTAGCAACGGATGATACAGAACAATTAAAAATACATGATAATTCTGTTGAGTTGAGAGTAGAAGAACACATAAGCGCAATTAATGCTTTTTTAAGCACCTTATGTTTACAACTGGGATTTAGTGCAGGAACTTTTACATTTGATAAATCACAAGGACTAAAAACCGCAACAGAGGTAATCTCCGAGAATTCCAAAACATATAAAACTATAAAATCACATCAATTACAAATAAAAGAAGCAATTGAAAAAATGATCAAAGGAATAGTTAATGTTGCGGATTTATACGACATTGAGTATAAAGGGCAACGTGTTGGAAATATGGCTAATGATGATTTAGAGATTAAAGTAATCTTTGATGATTCAATCTTACAAGACCGACAAACAAACGTTAATGAGGGAATTGTATTAGTAAATAACGGTTTAATGTCTAAATTAACTTATATGGAAAAGGTGCTAGGAATGACGGGAGAAGAAGCACTTAAAGAAATAGAAAAAATAAAAAAAGAAAATCAAATAAATACAATAGCGGTTGATGATTTCGCTCTTGGCGGTGAAGAATAGTGGCAATGATAACGCGCCAACAAATATTAGAAATAAGTGAACCGTTTGAGGAAATGTATAGCGGTATAACTAATCAAATTCTAATAATGATGGCTGAATACATTGGTAAAGATATTGATGAGCCGATTGAGGTTTGGCAACAAAAAAGGATCCAAGAAATTAATTTATTGTTAAAACATACGCAAAGTATTATAAGCAGTGGCAGATATCTAAGCACTACTAATAACACGTTAAATACCGTTATAGATAAAACTTTGGAGGATATAGAACCAAAATTACAAGAAGCATCTAAAAACGGTCTATTAAAGAAAACAACCGCTTATACAGCTAGCTTAAGCATCAATGAACTTAAGAAAAATATGAAAGAAGATTTCTTAATAACATTTAATACAATGGGTAATACCATGCAAAGTATGATACTGCAATCATTTAATAAAGCAGTAAATAATGTTGTTTCTGCATATAACGCAAGAAGAAATGAGATATTAGACGATGCTGCAGAAAAGATAATGCATAGAGAAACAATGCAAAATGCTGTTGCAAGTGCAATAAGGCAAATAGCTAAAGAAAATATACCTGCATTTATAGATAAAGCAGGAAGAAAATGGACGGCCGAAGCCTATGCGAATATGTATGTACGAACAAATGTTCACAACATGAGTATAGATACGGTTGTAAAAAGAAATGAAGATTATGGAAACGATTTATTTATTGTTTCTAAGCATAGCGGTGCAAGACCCAAATGCGCTCCGTGGCAAGGGAAGATAGTTTCAAAAAACAATAGAAAAGGAACAACAACCGATGCGAACGGTAAAAAAGTAAGTTTTATAGCTTTGTCAAGTACAAGTTACGGGCAGGCAGATGGATTGCTTGGTATTAACTGCGGGCATCAGCTGTATCCGTTTATACCTAAACAATCGATTAATAACGTTAAGCCTTTATCAAAGGAGCAGGAAAGAGAAAATAAACGTATATATGAAGAAAGCCAACGGCAGCGTGCTATTGAACGCGAAATCCGCGCATCAAAGACACAAGAGGAAATGTATAGAAAAGCGGGCTTAAGAGATGAAGCTGATAAGCAAAAAACTGTAACAAGTCAAAGACAAGCTAAAATGAGACAGTTTATAAATGAAACGGGTCGAACACGACGATATGATCGCGAACAAATCGTTAAATAATGATAAAAAAACAGGAGGGTAAACAATGGATTGCAAACATGAATTTATGGGCTATAAAGATGGAGTAACATGCCTTAAATGCGGTTTAAAATTGGGAGTGCAAGAATACCGTGATTTTTTACAACAAAAAGAAGTAAAAGAACCTAAGAAGCCATCTGCAAGAAGAAAAGGAGCTAAATAATGAATCCATATCAAGATTTAACATCATATTTAAAAATCGTATATCAAAATTTAGGAACTCTGCATCATAATTTAGTAGGCAAGAGTTTTTTTGTTATACATCCATTATTGGGTGAATGGTACAACGAAATCGGTGAAATGACGGATGATTTAATTGAACGAGGTATTCCGTTAGGGTTTGCTGAACCGTCTATTAAAGACGCGGTTTTAGCTTACACAAACGATTTACTTGGCGTTGAGAACAGAGAATGTGAAGATACAATCATTCTTGCAAAAGATAATTTCATTAATATTATTGAAAAAATGACAACTGCTAAAGACGGTTTACCCGTTGATGTTCAAAACAAGATTGATGAATATATTTATTATTTGCGTAAAGAAGCAGATTACAAAATGGGTCAATATCTAGGCGGTATGAAGAACACAGCGACAGTTGATATTGATGATGATTAAATAATTAGCATCTAAGAGTGCTTTTTATATTTTAGGACGTTTTATACGTCCTTTTATTTTGCCCTCGTCTATCGGCGTTAAATGTAGGCTTTCGGTTACGTCTGCATCCGTTAAATGTAGGCACACGTTATTTATTAGTTTAAACGCAGGAGGAAGAATAATGCCAAAACTAACAAGAAAAAGTGTACGTAGTGAAATTGTTAAGGCTGGAGTAAGTGAAGATAAAGCCAATGAATTATTAGAAAGCATTATGTCTATGTATGGAGCTAGCACTGCTGACATGGTTTCTAAAGAAGATTTGGAAGAACTTAAGCAAGAAGCGGTCAATGAAGCTATGAAAAACACACCTAAAGACTACAAAGAAAGTCAAGATTACAAAGATTTATTAGGAAAAGTACAAGAGTACGAAAAGAAAGACACTATCCGAACATTAACGGATAAAGGAGTTAAAAGCGACAAGTACGCGGAAATGCTCTTGGAAAGATTAGACAAAGAAAAAGACATTGATGAACAGCTTACGGCTTTTAAAGAGGAATATGCCGATATGTTCAATGTCGAACAACAAGAAGAGCCAAAACCTCAATTTGGAGCACAGCCAAAAGGCACTATGCCAAGTGGCAAAGAAGCACAAACGTTTGGGGATTTTTGGAGTTTTATGCCAAAAGAAAAGTAGGAGGAATTAATATATGGCAGATTTTGTGCAAACACCTTTAAATTATGCAGTTGACTACGCTAGAACACTAGCCAACGCTTATCCTTATTTATCATATTTTCCAGAGTTATGGGCAGGGCCAAACAATGAAAAATATAAACCAGTAAACGGGAAAACAGTAATGATCCCATCGATGACAGTTTCGGGGGCTAAAGCAGTTAACCGTGACAGTATCGACGGTAAATTTAATCGTAATTTCAATACTGAAATGCAACCCGTTACAATGATGATGGACAGAGAATGGGATACATTAGTTGATCCAATGGACATCAAGGAAACAAATCAAGTGGCTACTATTGCCAATGTAACAGAAACATTTAACCAATTCCAAAAAGTGCCTAAATTTTGGGCTTTTGCATAGTAATATGCATTAATTCTCCTCTAATTGCTGGGACATCCACTTTGTGGACAATCAGCAGCCAAGTGTGATATGATAGTGTTATCCTAAAATGGAAAGGGAGAACACTATGGAAATATGGAAACCGATAAAAGGATATGAAAAACTATACGAAGTTTCTAACAAAGGAAACGTAAGAAGCATTGATAGATATTGCAAAACGAACATAAAGAATGTTAATAAACGTTTGATAAAAGGAAAGATTCTAAATAAGAATTTAAAAAGAAATGGTTACTATACTGTTGATTTATCAAAAGATGGTAAAGTAAAAACAACGCTTATTCATCGTTTAGTAGCTGAAACATTTATTGATAATTCAAAAGGACTAAAGTATGTAAATCATATTGATAGTAACAGAAAAAATAATGATTGTTCTAATTTAGAATGGGTTACATCAAGCGAAAATAGGATACATGGAATAAAAAAAGGAAATGTAATCTTTAGACAAACAAAAAATGTTTTTTGTGTTGAAGAAAATATAGTTTTTGAGCAGGCAAAAATAGCGGCTTTATGGATAATGAAAAATTATCCTGAAAGGACAACTGGAAAGCAAGAAATTATAGCTGGAAATATTAGAAGTTGTTGCCTAGGAAGAACACCAAAAGCCTACGGTTTTACATGGAAATATCATAAAGGTTCAACGACTATCTCGAAAGAGAGTACACTCAAGTGAGTGGAAATGGGGAGTCCCTCAATATGAGGGTGAAGATATAGTCTGATCTATACAGTAATGTATAGCGGAGCATAAACACCAAAACGGTGTTTTTTATTTTGCTCGGGCATAGATTAACGACCTATGCTGAACATAAATGGAAATGGATGCATACATGGCTTCTAAATTGTCATCATATGCACAATCTTTCGGTACAGTAGATACAACTGTGTTAGATAAAGATACTATTTTAGAAACATGGGATGGATATTTAGCGTATATGGTTAACCAACGTATCAACCGTGATAGATTGGTAGCGTATATGACACCAGACGCGTATAAACTTTTAAAAGAAGCAGCGGGAATTACACGTTTTATCGATGCAGGTACTGGAATTAGAAATGTAGACCGAAATGTCGGGAAATTAGACGGAGTATTAATTCGAGAAGTACCAAAAGATATTATGCAAACAGCGTTTGACTTTACAGTAGGATGGAAAGTTGAATCTGGCGCAAAAACTATTAATATGTTGTTAGTAGACCCTATGGCAATGATTGCTCCAGTAGTATATGAAGTAGCTATGATGAGCGCACCAACTGCACAATCTAAAGGGAAATGGCTATATTACGAAAGATACTACTACGATGTATTTGCATTAGATAAACGTAGAGTAGGTATCTTAGCAAATATCACTACACCAACTCTTGGAACATTTGAAGTTACGTCAACTGCTGGAGCTGAGACTAATCAAACAAATGTAGCAGTTACCGCTAAACCGATTCTTGGACAAAAATTAGTGTATAAAGTAGCTTCTAGCGCTTCAACACCTACATACGGACAAGATTTATCTAGCGGATGGACTGATTTACCAGCTGATGGCGTAGTAACAGTCGCAGGATCAGAAACGAATATCACTGTTGCATTAGTTAATACAACTAAAGCAAATGGAGCTTTCGCGGTTGCAAGTGGTAATGCTACGATCGTTAAAAACGGCGGATAAGGGGTGATTGTATGGCATATATAAAATATGCTGATTTTACACAATTTTACGGCAGTGATTTGATGGATGAAGAAACGTTCAACAGTCTCGTTAATCCAGCATGTTCTAAAATTGATGAAATAACCCGTTTTAAGGTCGCTGAAGAGGGTTTAAACTCTTTAGCGCCTTTTATTCAAGAATTGTTTAAACGTGCGTGCATGGCTCAATGTGCGTACTATGGCTATTACGGTTTAGAAGTAGCCTATACTGGTGTGGCAGGGCAAGGCTTTACGGTTGGCAAAGTAAGTGTGGACAGCACTTATCAGTCAAAAGAAAGCGCAGGAAGAAATTACAATTCATTAAGCCCCGAAGCGGTAAGTCTGCTTGAACAGACTGGGCTGTTAAATAGGAGTGTTGGAGTATTCTCAGACCCATCCCTAAACGTATTCTGGCCGATATAGCCACATTAAAAGTAATTACCAGTATAAACGAATGGCAAAAGCCCGTTATGCAGTCTTATGATTTAAAATTTGTACATATGCAAAACACAAACGAAGTACGAAGAACAACAGATAACACCGAGGTCGTTCTTCGCTCAATATTATATTACGATTGTAGGTTGTCTAAGCCGAATTTGAACTTATGGGTATTAAATAACCAATCACTTGGAAATGGCGCTAGAATGAGCGTTATTTATCAAGAACAGACATATACTGTTCAAACTTGCGATTTAGTACCCGATGATACTGGCAAACCGCATCATTATGAACTTGGGTTAGTTTAGTGAGCGTTAAAGTTACATTAAATAAACGAAGAGTTCTAAAAAGAATTACAAGCGGTGCCGATAATGCTAGAGCGGTGTTAACGGAACAAGTTTATCAGGATAGTGACGAATATACCCCTCGTGATAAAGGAAAACTTATAGAAACGGCGCGAATTGATTCTAAAAACGGAACAATTACATATACCCAGCCATATGCTAAAAAATTATGGAATGGTATAGACTATAATTTTTCTAAAGATAAAAGTGCTAAAGCCACTCATGAGTGGTGTGATGCAGCTAAAAAAGACCATAACAAGGATTGGCAGAAAGTTGCTCAACAAGCATTTAAAGAGGGGATGAAATAATGGACATCGAGATTATAAACATTCTAACGGCTCTTATTAAGGCACAGTATCAAGGAAGCTTAGTTTTTGGTACAAATATACCCGACAATAGTTTGGCACTTCTATGGCGGTCAAATCCGCAAGAAATATATATGTGCAAAGACAGTTATAATCATATGAACGTAAGGCTTAACGGAAAAAATAAAGATCAAGAGGAAATATGCAGTACACTAAACCAACTGCACTACTTTTTAAGCAAATTAAAAAGCGATCAAATTGAATTAGGCGAACATACGCAAATCATTGATATACAAACATCCTCAAGCCCAGAACTGATAGGGGTAGAGGAAAACGGTCAATGGATTTACGGATCAAGCCTTTTAATTAAATATTATATTAAATAGGAGGAAATAAAATGGCTGACGGAGATTTCAAAGCACAGGTACAAGTAGAACCAGTTTATAATTATACGGTTGCGATTGACACTACACCCGATACAACAGCGACATGGTCACCATTATGTGCAGGTATCGAAAACTTTAGCGAATCATTAAATGAACAAGTACAACAGTTCTTTTTTATGTGCGGTAAAGGATTTGCAAATAACTATGTTACAGGAATGGCACCATCATTAACAATTACTGGGCGCAGAGTTAAAGGTGATGCAGCACAAGAGTATATCTTTGGTGCTAAATACGCTTTAATGAAAAAAAGAGAAACACAATTACAAATTTCGCAATTAGATGCTACGGGAGCAAATACGCAAACAATTACATGCAATGTAACAATTCAAAACATTGTAGAGATTAACGGAAATGCTACAGACCCGTCACAAATCAGCTTTGATTTGGCATTTAATGGAACACCAACGTTAAAAAGTACGCCAGTAGGGGGATAACCCCTACTTTTTATATATATTAGGAGGATGAATTATGTATAAAATCAAAAGGAAAGAAAATTTAATTGATACTTTACAATTTGAAAACTCTAAAGGAGAAAAACTAACAATAGAAGTAAAAATTAATCTTTTGGAAAAAATTAATTTGTATCAAAAAGCGTATAGAGCAGTTGAAATTTCACAAATTGAGATACAAAAAGGTTCTAAGGACATGCGTAAACTAGGTAACGCAATCATTGATGTAATCGAGGTTGTATTTGGAGAAGATAATGGCAAAAAAATGATAACGTTCTATGATGGTGATTATGCAGAATTATTAATTGATTTGTGGCCTTTTATTGTAAATAAAGTCCATCCAGCGTTTATTAAGGCAAAAAAACAACGAGAAAAAGAAATAAAAGAAAATATTAAAAAGCTATGAGATTGTATGATGAATTGCCGATAACAATAAAATATAATGGGCACAACTATAGAATTTTGCCTTATTTTAATAGGGTTTTATACTGTTTGGAAGTATTTAAAAATAATCTTTATAGCGATGAAGAAAAAATACATATTTGTTATAAGGTGCTTGTAAAAAATAAATTTATGACAATTTCTTTTTTAGATAAGACTAGAATATTAAACATGATTTTTAAAATGCTTTTTGAAAGCAATAAAAAAAATCAAAAAAGTAAAAAATCTTTTGATTTCACACAAGATTCAAAATATATATATGCGGGGTTTATGCAATGTTACGGCATAAACCTTTTTGAATACAAAAATAAATTGCATTGGTGGGAATTTAACGCATTGTTTCAAGGACTATCAAGGGATACTCGGATAATGCAGATAATCGATATTCGTACTCGACCTATTCCTAGAAGAGACAAAACAAATGGCGAGTATATAAACAATCTTTTAAAGCAAAAAGCTGAGTATAAATTGGAACTAAGCCAAGAGGAACAAGAAAAAGAAATACAACAATCGCTTGGCGATTTATTTAGTGCTTTATCAAATATGGCCGAAAAGGAGTGATGATATGGCAGATGGTGATGTAGTTTATAAAGTTGAGGTTGATGATAAAGAAGTTGACAAGCAACTTAATGCGGTTAACTCAAAAATTAAAGAAAGCAGTCAAGAAACTTCGGATAAACAAAAGAAAGATTATAAAGAAACATCAAAAGAGTTTAAAAAACAATCTAATGAAGTAGTAAAAGAAAATAAAAATACCAATAAATCTATAACCGATGGCAGTAGTGGTACAGCTGGAACGCTAAAAGAGGTTTTTGTAAATGCAGCCGATGAAATTGGATTGTCATTTTCAAATTTAACAAAAGCGGGGATTATTGGCGGTTTAGCTGGTTTAAGTGCTAAAGCAGTGTCGGGGGCAGTTGATTTTGATAAAGCGATGAATCAATTTGTTGCAAGCACGGGAGTTGCTAATGAAAAATTAAAAGATTATGAAAACATTTTAAAAAATGTTTATGCTAACAACTACGGCGAAAGTTTCGATGACATAGCCGAAGCTATGAAAGAAATTAGAACACAGATTGGACCTGTAGTTGATAGTTGGGATCCTACTGCTCTACAAGAATTTACTGAGAGCGCCTTTGCTTTACGAGATACATTCGGTTATGACATTCAAGAATCAGTTAGAGCGGCTAATGCTATGATTAATAATTTTGGCATTGACGGTTTAGATGCTATGAATTTAATTGCCAATGGAGCACAAAACGGCTTGGATTTTAGTGGCGAATTGTTGGATAGTATTAGTGAATATTCTGTCCAATTTGCAAAAATGGGCTTTACGGCTGATGAAATGTTCAAAATATTTTCTGCTGGCGCAGAAAATGGCGCATTTAATCTTGATAAAATAGGTGATGCTATTAAAGAAAATGCTATAAGGGTTATAGATTATTCAAACACAACACAAGATGCTTACAAACAGTTGGGATTAGACGTTGATGATATGTCAAAGAAGTTTGCAAGTGGTGGTGACGAAGCAAGAGAAGCATTTGACCAAGTTATGACGGGGTTGATTGCGTTGGATGATCCCGTTAAGCAAAATACAATAGGTGTAGAACTATTTGGTACTATGTGGGAAGATTTAGGACCGACAGTTGTTGGGGCATTATCAAACATTGAAGATGGCGCTTATGGAACAGCGGATGCCATGGAAATGATTAAAAAGGTTAAATATGATGATTTAGGTTCTATGTTTGAGGGTTTAACTCGACAAATAGAGTTGTTAATACTTCCATTAGGGGAAGCGCTTATTCCGATTTTGACAGCTTTGGTTCAAACTGTATTACCTATACTACAATCACTTTTACCGCCGTTAATAGAGGTTCTTAACGCTGTAATAACTCCAATTTTGGGTATTATTCAAAGTTTAACACCGTTGATTGATACTATTACAAATGCTTTAACTCCAATTGTACAGTCATTAACCGTCTTGTTTCAAGACGTGTTTGGGATAATTGCTAAAATAGTGTCCGAAACTATAACCGATATAGTAGCTTTTATACAACCTATTATTACTTTTATTAGTGCAATATTAACACCGACTATTCAAGCGCTCACACCATTGTTTACGGGAATATTTGGGAGTATTGCAAACACAGTTTCAAGCGTGATTAATAACATTAAAGGAATATTAAGCGGTATTGTGAGCTTTATAAGCGGTGTATTTTCGGGGAATTGGCGTCAGGCATGGGAGGGGATAAAACAAATATTCTCTAACATAGTAAGTGGCTTTGCTAACATATTCAAAAGCCCGATAAACTGGATAATAGACGGAATTAACACGTTTATAAGCGGTTTAAATAAAATAAAAATTCCCGATTGGGTTCCAGTTGTAGGCGGAAAAGGTTTTAACATTGGGAAAATACCAAGATTAAAAGTCGGTATGGATTATGTACCAAGTGATTTTTTCCCTGCGTATTTGGATAAAGGCGAAATGGTACTTACAGCACCCGAAGCGCAAAAAGTGCGCTCATACGGCGGAATACAAGGTATAGAGAGTATGTTAAGCACCAATCTTGTTACAAACAATGAAATGGGTCTTGATTATGGAAAACTAGCCGAAGCAATGGCGGGTGTTACTATACCGATTTATCTAGACGGCAAAGTCGTAGGCTATAGTATAACGGGATCAGTCGATCAAAACATGGGAATTATAACTTCACGCAAAGGGAGATACGGAATATGAGAGAAGATGTAAGATTTAAAATCAATAATGATGATTTTTTGTTAAGCGATTATCATTTGTGTGTTGAATCATATTCTATTGGTATCCCCGAGGTTAAGAGCTTTTTTCAAGAGATACCGTATTCTAATGTTGTTTATGACTATACAGAATATTTTGGAAGTCCTACATATAGCCAACGCACAATAACTATAAATTGCAAACTAATGAAATCAACACCGTGCTGGCAAAAAATCATGCAAAAAGTTCTTGAACTCATGCATGGTCAAAGAGGTACGTTCAGTTTTGCAAGCGATAGTGAGTGGTATTATAATGGGAGAATTTCTATTGATACTGACGAGCATGATAATTGGAATTTTGCTACCGTTACATTATCGATAATTTGTGATCCGTTAAAAACGAACATGGAGGGGGCGAGCAAACTTTGAAATTAAAATTAATGTGCGATGCCGATATATTGTTTGACAGTACGACAAATATGTATAAAGCTATGTCGATTGATTTAACTGAACAAGTTAATACAACTAATACATTGGTGTTTACTCTCCCGCCTTTTAATCCTAATTATGATAAACCGCAAAAAATGACGTCTGTAATCGAATTATATAGAAATGATGCTCTTGTGTTTGAGGGGCGGGTGCTGTATACCGATGATGATATTTTGGGCAATAGAACATTTACTTGCGAGGGTTCTTTAGCTTATTTCCTTGACAGTATAGTAAGACCTAATACAACGCAGGATACAACTATCCGCGATTATCTTCAAGGTCTTTTAAATCAGCATAACGCACAAGTTGAAGAACAAAAGCAATTTACACTTGGAATTGTTAATGTTACCAATACAACTGACAATGTATATCGTATAGACAATGATTATTCAAATACATTAACGGTAATGCAAGAAAAATTAGTTAACCGTTTAGGCGGATATTTAAGGGTTAGAAAAGAAAACAACGTAAGATATCTTGATTACTTGGAAGAGTATGGAACAACATCAAATCAAACTATAGAATTTCAAAAAAATATATTAGATTTGTCACAGCGTATATCTGCGGAAAATGTAATAACCGCGCTAATACCTTTAGGTGTTAAAAATGAAGAAACGGGGTTACCGCTAACGATTGAAAGCGTGAATGACGGTAAAGATTATTTAGTAAATGAAACTGCCGTAAGCCTATTTGGCTATATATACGGTAAGAACGAGTGGGAAGATGTTACATTACCCGAAAACCTAAAAACAAAGGGAGAAGCCTTTTTGCAGGAAAATATAAAAGCTTCGTGGAGCATAGAAGTAAATGCCGTTGATTTATCGATGCTAGACGTATCGATTGATACATTGGATTTGGGAATGAGTGTTCCAGTTATATCCGTACCGCATAAATTAGACGAAAATTTTACAATTAAGAAAAAAGAAACTAAATATCTGCAACCGCAAGATAGCGAAATAACTTTAGACACTGTCATAAAACGAAACACTGATCAAGTTTCAAGTACTGACCGACAATTAGGACAGTTGGAAACAATACAGACTGACAGATTTATGGCTATTGTGAAAGAACAGACCAATTTAATTACGGGCGGTTCGGGCGGAAATATGCAGTATGGATTTAATGACAGTGGTTTACCGAGTGAAATCTTTTTTCTAGACAACCCCGATAAAGAACTGGCAAAAAAAGTATTAAGAATAAATCAAAACGGGATTGGGTTTTCGAAAAATGGAATTAATGGTCCTTTTGAAACGGCATGGACATTAGACGGCGTATTTAATGCTAATTATATTACCGCTGGTATTCTACAAGGAATACAAATAATTGCAGATTTAGGTATGCTTGGCGGTTGGACAATGGACAGTACATCTCTGTCAAGCGGAAGTACGGTCGGAATTATTCTAGATTCAAGCGAACCAAGCATTGCGACATATCATCCTGATACGGATTATATCGGCATGAAAATGTATAATGGCGGATTGGCTGTATACTCTTACGCTAATAAAGGGACATACGTGGGACAATTGTCAAGTGGAGCAGATGGAACGGTGCTGCAGGGCGCATATGGACACAATTTATCTCTCGGTATAAGTACAGATAACACAAATACTGCGCTTGATGGTTATTTAGTTATGAATAATGGCGAAGTGTCATGCTATAAAACGTTAAATATGCGCGGACACAGTATAATAAATCAATCAGACAAACGATTAAAGAAAAATATAAAAGATATAGATTGTTCTTTTGTATATGATTTAGAAGTAAAACAATTTGATTACTTAAACGGTGGTAAAAACAGAATTGGTATACTTGCAAATGATTATACGAACAAAAGCTATTCTAAATATTTTCTACATAAAGGAAAAGACGGGTATTATGGTGTAGATTACCAAAATATTATGAATGCACTGATTAAATGCGTGCAGGAACAAAACAACCGTATAAAAGCGTTAGAAAGGGGAACAAAATGATATTTAGTACAATAACACAAAACAATCTTAATTTAACCGCTGATACTACCGAAATCCCAGCACAGTATAGCAATAATATACAGTTTAAATTTATTCAAGACAATGAACGTTTTAGCGGATATATACCGACTATTTATATTGGTGTATATGACAGTGCGATGATAGAGTGCAGCGACGTTATTAATGCTGGTGGTGCGGTTGTTGTAGACGATGACGGTGTGTTCGCTATATCTAATGAAATAATGTATCGTAACGGCTTTTTAGTGGTTGGGGTAACATTAACCAACAATGACGAGAACGTATCTCTAAAGCCCGTTATTTACCGTATACAAGCAAGTGTTGGCGGATTAAGTCCATTACCGCCAGATGAGGGCGAATGGCAACAGGTTGTTAAGGCATTTGTTGAAACACTGTTTAATAACTGGTCTGCTGAAAATCTCGATCCAATAAAAGCACAGCTTGAAGAACTTATCTCTACAGCACAAACACAACAAGAAAAAATAACATCTCAGCAAACGCAGATTGATAATGCGATTGGAAACATGGGAGATTATGAAATCGTACAAGAAGACCCCGTACAAATAAGATTTAAAAAAGGTGATGGAACATTCGGGGAAACTGTTGATTTAGGCGACGGATTAGCATCTAAAGCAATGGTAAATGCTGGCTATTATACTTATAAAGGTATTAGTTATGATGGTTCTGCAAGTAATAACGGGATTGACGTTGCAGAAATAGACGGAGCATATTCCCAAGAAACTACAAACGGGTTTCAGTTGTTCGACGCTAGTAAATTGCCTACTAAATCACAAGGCGGTGCTACAGTAACTAACAACGGTGACGGAAGTTTTACTATTAGTGGTAGTGGGAATTTAAGTGAGCAATTTTCATTATATTACGAATTAACACACGAAGAAACTTTAAAAATGTTGAAAGTCGGAAAAATTACATTAAATCAAAATGGTGGCGATACGACACCGTATGTGGTGGTGCAATTATTAAAAACTGGCGGTGGTGCATGGTTTCAATTAAATAAGTCTATCCAAAGCGTAAATATAACCCAAGAAATGCTACAAGACATTGGTTGCGTTCTTCGAGCTTTGCTTTATGGTGCGAATGGTGCAGCAATTCAAACAGGAACTATTAAACCAATGCTCTACCAAGACGGAGACGGAACTTTTGAACCCTACACGGGCGGTATTGCTAGTCCTAACCCCGAATATCCTCAAGAGCCTAAATTTATTGGTGATTACAACGAGGGTACGCAAAAATACGATATTGACTTTATGACGAGTGGGAAGAATTTGTTTAACATTAATGGTAATGTAAATGTTGATGGATATAGTAAGAAACAAAAGACTACTAATACGGTGGAAAACGGAGTTTTAACTTGTAATGTAAATAGCGCTACTGCTCATGGTGTCGGTCAAAGGTTATATGGTTTAAAGGGTAAAACAATTTCAGTGTCTGCTAAATTAAAATCATTGGGAGAGGCTACATTAGGTAATATGTATATATATGAGAGTAGCGGAACTTATAAAGTAGTTAGTAATACAACAGCGCTTGATACAGTTTTCGCTATTAATAATTATACTTGCCAAACTGATGATATTGTCGTAGCGTTCGCAAGTGGCAACGGTACAGGGGTGCAATTCTACGATATTATGGTAAATTACGGTGCAAAATTCGTTGATTACGAACCGTTCACGGGCTTTGAAACCACAGCCCTACAACTAAACCAACCTTTACGAGCGTTGCCAAACGGCGTTAAGGATACAATAGAAAATGGCGTTGTTACGAGACGAGTTGGAGTTGTGACATTTGATGGAAGTAGCGATGAAGCTTGGAAAGAATACACTGGTTTTACTAAAACAGTTCATACTTATATGATAAATTTAGATAAGCCGAGAGGTATAAACGATGCTATATGTGACAAGTTAGTGTATATTCAAGACTGTTGGGAAAAAAATATTGAATTTAGTTATTCAACTTTTGCTGTTGGACGTGGTTTTTATCTTAATACGAACGGTGAAATTTCCACAGTAGACCTATTTAAAACTTGGTTACAATCTAACCCTATTACCGTATGGTATGAACTCGCTACGCCAACTACAGAACAAATCACGTTGCCTACTCTGCCGAGTTGGTATCCATATACTGATGCGTGGGTTGGAACTGAATTACAACCTAGCTTTGTAGAATGGCATATCAAAATCGCAGGAGTTAACCAAAATGATTTAACCGGTATTAAAGAAGATATATCGCAATTACAAACCGAAACCACGCAGTTAAACGATGATGTTACAAGGCTTATGGGAGCTTTTACATCGGTAACAGATTTAACTAAGCAATTATTCTTGCTTATGCATCGTGTAGGTGATATTATTTTCAGCACTTCCGATGAAAACCCAAGTACAATTTACGGCGGAACATGGGTAGCGTGGGGAAAAGGTCAAGTACCAGTTGGTGTCGACACAAGCGATAGTGATTTCAACACTGTAGAAAAAACGGGTGGAGAAAAAGAACATACATTGACTGTCGTTGAAATGCCATCACACACACATGCCCAGTACGTGACCTCCGACAACCAAGGTGGTGGAGGAATTAGAGTTGACTATACAAAAGATGGTTCATCGATACCATACCTGCAAGGTATTGACACTGGATCATCTGGCGAAAACCAACCACATAACAACTTACAGCCATATATAACTTGCTATATGTGGAAAAGAACTGCATAAAAACTTAAAGGCCGAAAGGCCTTTTTAATATTAATAAAGTGAGGTAATTTTATGAACAAAATTAATTTAAAAATCAGATTAAAAAATCCCGTGTTTATTGCACAAATTGTATTAGCTGTTTTAACGCCTATTTTAGCTTATGCGGGGCTTACCGCACAAGACCTAACAACATGGGGAGCGTTAGGAAAACTGCTTTTAAATGCTGTTTCTAACCCTCACGTACTATCTTTGGTGGTTGTATCTGTATGGAATGCAATCAACGACCCTACTACAAGCGGAGTAGCTGATAGCGAACGTGCACTAAACTACATTGAGCCTAAAAAGGATTAGCGTTATGAATGAAGCGGAAATGATAGGCTCTGTTATTGCAGGAGGGGTAGCAATTTTTAGCTTTGTTACCCCTATGCTTAAGCTAAATTCGAATATAACACGTATGAACACACTGCTTGAAAGGATAATCGAAGATAACAACCGACAAGACAAGCGGTTAGATGCACATAGTGAACGGCTTGACGTTATCGTAGAACAGCAACGCAGAAACGAAAAAATAATTGATATACATGAATTGCGTATCAGTAATTTAGAAAATAGAAATTAGGAGGAGAAAACAAAAATGGAAATTAAACAAAACTTAGTGAGTTCAAGCAAATATGATATTAAATGTCCTTACGAAAGAACACCGCAGTTTTACGTGGTTCATAACACATACAATGATGCAGCAGCATCAAACGAAGTAGCATATATGATTAGAAATGACAATAAAGTATCTTTTCACTATGCAGTTGATGATGTAGAAGTTGTTCAAGGATTATTAGAAAATCGTAGTGCATTTGCAAGTGGTGATGGTGGAAAAGGACAAGGAAATTTATACGGTATTCATGTAGAAATCTGTTATTCAAAATCAGGGGGAGACAAATTTACCAAAGCTGAACAAAATGCAGCAAAATTTATCGCAGATGGCTTAAAGGCTCATGGATGGGGAATTGATAAAGTTAAAAAGCATCAAGATTTTGCTGATAAATATTGTCCACATAGAACACTAGATATGGGGTGGCAAAGATTTTTAAATATGGTGCAAGCAAACCTTGATGGAAATGCTCAACCATTGCCACAACCAACACCAGATAATGGCACATCAGTAAATTATCAAGTAAGAATTACTGCAAATAGTGGATTAAATGTTCGTTCTGCTGCTTCTGCTAGTGCTTCTAAAGTAACTGCATTAGCTAAAGGAACAGTAGTTACTGTTGATAGAGAATCTAATGGATGGCTACATATCAGTCAAGGATGGATTTCTGCTGAATATACTGAAAGAGTTTCTAGCGGATTTTCGGTTAATTATAAAGTAAAAGTTACTGCAAACTCAGGATTGAACGGTCGTTCTACTCCAAGCACTTCAGGAAGCAAGGTTACTGCTTATGTCAAAGGAACAATCTTAAATATTTCAAAAGAACAAAATGGTTGGGGATATACTGGTACTTGTTGGGTTAAATTAGAATATACTGAAAAAGTAAGTTCTAATAACACATCAAACACTTTAGGTACTTATGAAGTAACTGCCAATGATTTAAGTGTTCGTACCGGTCCTGGAGAAAATTATAGAAGAAAAACATATAATGAATTAACAGTTGATGCAAAAAAACATGATTATGATAAAGACGGATGTCTGAACAAGGGTACTCGTGTTACCGTAAAAGAATGGAAAAACGGATTTGCTCGTATTCCTAGCGGATGGGTAAGTGGCGATTATCTAAAAAAGGTGTAAAACTATGAAACGCTTAGAAACATCAATTTTAGCCATTTTAGTGCTGTTATCACTATTATTAGGAATTGCCCTAGTACAAGAAAAACAAACCACTAGAAACCTAAAAACCAATCTAGAATTAACAAAGCAGGATAGGGATTATTATCAAGGACAGTATAAAAAATATTACGAACTGTCCGAAGAACTTCAAAATCAAATGGGTGTTTATGCTTATGAATAAAGTTTACTTGAAAATAGGCGCAGAAGATATTCAAGGAAATAAGCTGAATACACGGGTAGAGTATGTTCTTATGTATATGGGGCTATCGCACAGCATTATCAACAATGGGTATCGTGATATACATGTAAATAATAAATATATAAAATTCAAGCCTAGATCAAAATAATCTAGGCTTTTTTTGCTTGTTATAAAAACCATCTAAAAAACCACTCCAACAAATTATATTCAAATATAGTCCTAACGACATTCAAATGATATATCGCTAATTTTGTTAAAAACAACTACTATTGTTTAAATATCGTTTAAATATTGTTTGAATATCCTAAATTAATAAATGTGACATTTGCTTACGTTTGTAACATTCTTTTATCGATATGTAAAACCTCTATATTTATCAACAATTTTGAGGTTTAGTAATTTCACAAATCGTATAAAAAACCACTTTTAAACCACTTTTTAGTTAAAAACTTTATCAACTGTATCTTTTAGTTTTTCATTTTCTAAATGTGTGTAGATCGTCATTGTTGTATTGAAATCTTTATGTCTTAACAGTTTTTGACTTGTCTTTGCATCTATCCCAGCATTAAATAGCGTAGTAGTGTATGTATGACGAAGCATATGGAAACTAACATGTTCGTATTTTTTTGAAAACCTGCTTAATTTAGCCTTTATTATAGATGGGCTCATATAACTCCCGTTTTTTGTCACTACAACGTCACTTTTGTTAATTTCGAACCATTCTACCAAAATATCTTTTAAAGGCTCTACAAGCGGAATAACAGCGTTTGAAGAACTTGTTTTAGTTTCTTTGACAATTAATTCTTTTGATATTGGATCAAGATATAATATTTTATTGATGCTTATAGTGTTATTATCAAAATCAATGTCGTTTTTAGTTAGTGCTAATACTTCACCGATACGACATCCCGTATACTTTCCGATATAAAAAGCAATTTGGTATTCTTTTGTGGAATCGGCAATTAGTTTTTCAAAAAGTTCCTCCGATATAATCTTATTTTTATCTTTTTTTGTATTCTTTCCTTTTATTTCGATTTTATTAAATGGCATACGTTCAATATATCCCATGTTGTAACAGTAATTAAATATGTATTTCAATGTTGCGACAACGTTTGTTATGGTCGGCTTTGCATAACTGCTTTCAAGTGGTTTTATCAATTCGTTTATAATTTTAAAGTCTATTGTATCAACAATGCAATTACCTAGCTTAGGTTTTATGTGCTTTCTAAAAGTTAATTTTCTTGACGATACGGTCGATATTGCTAAAGAGGTATTATTTGTCATACATTCGTTAAACGCTTCCTCAAGCGTAATTTTAGGCTTTGTAGAGTATCCATCGGAAAATTTAACTCGCATTAACTGCTCATGTTTTTCGGCTTTCTTATGTGAAGTGAAGCCACGCTTTGAATAATATTTTTTTCTACCGTATTTATCTTTGTAGGTGAATCTGACTTCATATGTTGTTCCTTTTTTATTTTCAAACTCTCTAATCGACATAATAAAAACACGTCCTTTCTTTGTTTGCCTTAGACGTGTTCAAATGTTATAATTAAGCACGTAAAAGGACATTTAAGAGTTGTACTTTACGTTATGGACCACCGCTATGAGCAGTGGTCTTTTTTATATTTTTGCTAGATTTTCTTTTACTGTTTGAATTTTATTTTCATTAATCTGTTCAACATTTCTATATCTAAACTTCAAGCCTACAAAAGTGTTATACCCAATCTTGTAAACAGCTTGTTCTTTTTCACCTAATTCGGTTATGTTTTTTGCATCTGCTTCGTTTTCGATACAAGAATATATGTAGTATCCATAATATAAAGATTTTTCCATCGTTTCGTTATCTTTTGCTAAATCATTGACATTATTTTTAATAAAATAAAGGCCATCGTTAATTACCTTGTTTTTTTCTTCCTTTGTATCATTTTCCCTATCTTTTTTAGCTTTGTTAGTTATTTCATCCAATGCAGTGGTTGTATTGTGTTGTGTTAATTCTAATGACAAATTTTCACTTTTAGAAAATTCGTAATTAAATGATGTGTTTTTATTGGAACCGATTATAGAACCGATTACAAACATTATTAAGACAATTCCTATTACTATAGCTTTCTGTTTAATTCCTTTTCTCCAAAACTCTTTAAACTTCTTCATTTATTCTTTCCTCCCATATATTATTTTATATAAACACCTAATGTGTGTTTATCGGTTAATTTCTAAAACATTGATAAATCAAAACATGTACCAATTTCAAATTTAAATTTATCAATAAGTTTTTCAACTTCTTTATCACATTCTTCAGCAGTCAAATTGCAATCATGAGCAAAGTGGTTTTTTAAAACATGTGCTAACTCATGCAATAAGGCTTCTTTTTGAATATTGATAGCTTGTTTGCTGTTTATTACAATTTCATAATATTCGGTTGTATGCACGCACATTCCTTTCAATTTATTAGGCAAAATGTCGCTAAAACTTATAATTATATTGTTGAAACGACAAAAATCCTCAAAATTCATTTTTAATAATTGGTCAACCTCCATTACTTTATCCCTCCAAATATTATCTTCTCCCGTTTTGTAGCCCAATAATAACACTGATTATTATATCAATTTCCTCCGGTGTAAGGTCTTTCGTTTTATCGAATAGTAAGGCGAAGTGATCATCATTTAGAATTCGTTTGTAGATATCTAACCTTTCGGGTTTATCTTTTAAATACTCCACAACATCATCGTAATCGCCATAATATGTATTTTTATCTACTTTTGTTTCTATGTCAGTGTTACCTAATAAGTAATCAATAGAAACATCAAAAAAATCAGCGAGTTTTAGTAGCATTTCGTTATCGGGAACTGATTTTCCATTTTCCCAGTATGAAATGCCAGTTTTAGTTATTCCTAAAATGTTACCCAATTGTTCGCCAGTTAAATGTTTTTGCTTTCTTAGCTGCTTAACTCGTTGTGCAAATCCCACGGATATCACCTCCTATGTTTAAATAATATCACAAATCACTCAAAAGTTACATAGATTGTAATAAAAGTTACATAAAATGTAATTATTTTCGCAATATTTATTGACAATTACATAAAAAGTAATTATTATATAGTTGAAAGTTACATAACATGTAACAAAAAGGAGGGTGTAAATTTGAATAAAGTTCTTAAAAGTATCATGGTGAGATATGATGTTACACAAGCTATGTTAGCAGAGTATTTGAATATTTCACGGAAAACAGTTTGTACAAAAATCAATGATGGAACTTTCACGCAAATAGAATTAATCAAAATTTTAGAATACTTTAGGAAATATGATAGAAGTCTAGGCGCTAATTTTTTATTAGAAGAAAAGTTACATGATATGTAACAAAAAAACAATAAACAATGGAGGTAGGGAAATGAAAGAACCAATAACTATTGAAAGTATAAAAAAAGAACTCGGGATTGAACTTGATCAAAATCAATATGATGGATTAGCTTTAATTGATCTTGAGATGTCTATTTCTCCCGAGTCGCAAGTCTATTTAATCCTAAAGGTACTTAAGTGCTTAAACCTAATTTAGCAATAAAATAAGCAATTAACAACGAAGTTATGATGCCTATGATCCACTTCAAAAAAATTATAGTCGGTTTTCTAATTTTATCATTTTTTAGAGATTTTATTTTTTCTTTAGCAGATGGCTTTATAACTATTAGACCACCCATGTAAAAGTCTATTAAATTTTCGTTTTTCAGTGGTTTTATTATTTCTAAGATAGTGTAATTATCGAAATTTTCAAATGGTAATAAATCCTTAACCTTGACTTGATCGTTAATTGAATTTTTTATAGCTAATTCAAGAAATTTATATTTAATATCCAAACAATCCATCTCGCTTTCTATATTTTAATTAGTATCCGACAAATCAATTATAGCATGAAAGGAGCAAGCTATGAATAAAAAAGAAATTATGGAAGAAATAGAAAAGTTTGACATTAACAATGTTGAATTTAATTACGATCTTTCTAACGTATTTACGATTTTGCGGTTTTCTCATAAGTTGGAGCAAGCTTATTTGGGTTCAGTTCCAAAAAAACAAAATGAATTTATACCGCTATTTCTAGAATGTGTATCCGAATGGATAAACCAACCCGAAAATCATCAGCAAGTAGTTATCAACACTACAATAAAGAGGTTTGAACCTATGCGATTAACAGATAAACAGATTCAAACAATTATCGGTATTTATGGGCTTATTAGTAATGAAGATGTTGCATATATAAAAAGAGAATATGCAATTAAATGCTTAATGGAAAGCCAATAGTGAAAGGGGTGAATTTAATGTTCAAAATAGTTCTTAATTTAGGAGATTTATTGTTTCTAGTGTTTTTCGTTGCAACGTTCATTTACTGCGTAGGATCAGCGTTATTTAACTTGATAAAAAAGAGAAAGGAGCGTTAAAAATGTGCATTGAAGAACAGGTATACAACTTTATTGTAACTAATCATGTCGGAAAAGAAAACATGGTTAAAAATCGTCAATTAAGGGTTTATTTTCCACAAATTAAAAGTGACAAGGCAATGCGAAAAATCATTGAAAATATAAGGGTTAATCCCGATTTTAAATACTTTATAGGGAGTGTTAGCGGAAGCAAAGGCGGGTACTATGCATGTACGTTAAAAAGCGAAATTCAAGAAACCAAAAATAGCTATATGCATAGAGCAATGCAGATGTTGGAAAATAGCAAAAAATTCGAGAACAAAGAGGTGATTGAGTTTGCAGAACGTTAAACTATACACCCGTAAGGAATTAGCGGAGATTTGGAAATGCAGTTTATTAACAATACAAGATTTACATGATAGCGGATTGTTAAAAGGCCGAAAATTCGGGAGAGCATGGAAATATAGTGAAGACGATATTCAAGAATTCTTTGATAAAACAAAGGGGTATGACATCGAAAACTATACAAAAATGATGCTTTTAAAAGAAAAAATAGACGCAGTAAGCGCCTAATAAAATCAACCAAAAGAATTATAAAACAAGCAAGAGGAAGTGTCAAGAGTGAGGATAGATAATTTAACGGGTCGAGGAGTGCTGACGATAGTAATTGCAGTGATCTTGATAGCGTTTTTAACAAGCGGAATTATTGAAACGGTTTTATAGAAAGGAGTAGCTGAATGGCAATAATTAGAATGAACAAAAGTAGCGATTATACAGTAATGAGCAACACTCATTTGAAAGAAAAAAATATGTCACTTAAAGCAAAGGGATTGTTAAGTTTAATGCTTAGTTTGAGAGATGATTGGGAGTACTCGGTAGAGGGTCTTGTTTCCATCTGTAAAGAGAGTGAAGTAGCGGTGAAAAGTGCATTAAATGAGCTGAAAAAATTTAATTATTTAAAGGTCACAAAACTGTTGCCAAACCAAACTGAAACGGGGCGAATTGAGTACATTTATGATATCTTCGAAAAACCACAACAAGGCATAGAAAAACAAGGGGTAGAAAATCTAGGGGTTGAAATTCTAGATGTAGAAATTCAAGCGCTAGAAAACCAAGGACAATTAAATACTAAAGAATTAAATACTAAAGAATTAAATACTAAAGAATTAAATACTAAAGATATATATAATGCTCCGAGCAATGAAATTGCTACAGAGCCACCCGTAATCGAATTTATACTAAATGATAAAACTTACTACCCGATTACACAAAAGCAAGTTGATAAATGGTCGGCGTTATATCCTAACGTGGATGTTATGCAGCAGCTAAGAAAAATGTGTGGCTGGCTTGATGCTAACCCTAAAAACAGAAAAACCAAGGGCGGAATTTTAAAGTTTGCAAACGGATGGCTTGCTCGAGAGCAGGATAAACCTAGAAAAGTACAACAGCAGACAACGAAAGACTTAGCTTCTGCAATGGATTTTAATGAGTTCTACTAATGTCGATTGAAGAATTCGCAAAAGCAATGACATTTCTAGGTTTGAACTATAACAAAGGGTTCACGCCCGAATATATAAAAATGCTGTATCCAAGATTTGCTAGTTACAGTTATGAGCAAATCAAAGAAGCAATACATAAATGTATCGATAACGAGAAGTACATTAACAACATAGCATACGACTTAGGGCAGTATTTGCCGTCTGTGGAGCGAAAAACGGAAAAAACGTTGGAATATGCCAATGACTTCAAAACGTGCCCTAGAACTAAAAAAATGTGCCCTCTCGACGTTGTTTGGGTATGGGCGGTAATTAATTTTGACTAATGAAAGGGTTGAGAGGATGAAAGATAAAACACTTATTAAGATTTTGACTGTTATGTTAGCTATGTCGATTGCATTAGCTATTTATCAAAGTTGCTTAATCGTAAATCTAACAAGCAATCTAAAACTTGTAACTAAGGATCGTGACAAGGTAGTAGAAATGTATAACAATCGTTAAATTTTACAACAAGAGGAGAGAAAGAAATGAAATATAAGTTAACAGATGTAAAAATAAATTTTATGGGTAAAACACTATTCCAAATTGAAGCTGTGAAATGTTTTGGAGATATCGTTAAAGGACAAAAAGGGGGATTTATCGAAAAGGAAAGTAATTTATCACAAGGCGGTAATGCTTGGGTGTACGGTGATGCTTGGGTGTACGGTAATGCCAAGGTGTACGGTGATGCCAAGGTGTACGGTGATGCCAAGGTGAAA